GATACAGTCGCTCTCCAAGGTTGTCGGGCTGCCAAATGGCAAGGAGTACGACAACTTGGAGGACTGGTGCGATGACCTGGAGAAGAAACCTGTGCGCATCACCGTGGAAAAGGAAGAATACCAGGGACAGACGCACTCACGCGTAAAATGGGTTAATGAAAGCAAAGCCCTTCCCTGCCGGCACGTCTGGCCGAACGATGAAGATGTTTCGGTGGCAGACGACGACCCGAAGCCAAGCAATGATTTCCAGGAAGTAAAATCATCGGACGACGACCTGCCATTTTGAGGAGGGATATTTTGTACGAGTATATTCCCACCGACCTGCGAGCCGTGAATAACTGGTGCTGCTGGCGCGCCGACCCCGACCCTGGCCGGCCGGGGAAAATAAAAAAGGTCCCCATCAACGCCCGCACCGGCGGCGCGGCGCAAAGCAATAACCAGGATACCTGGTGCGACTTTGGGACCGCGGTCGCGGCGTCCGGCAAATATTCCGGCATCGGCTTTATGTTTTCGGGCAGCGGCTTTTTCGGGGTCGATATAGACGGCGTGGAGGGAGCGATTGAGGATTACCGGCACGGCGAGACGGACAACATCGTCGCGGAATTTATCCACACGCTGCAATCGTATTCGGAATACAGCCAGTCCGGGCACGGAATACATATCATCTGCCGGGGCAAGCTCCCGCCCGCCGGGCGGCGGAAAAACAACGTTGAAATGTACGATTCCGGACGATTTTTTATCATGACCGGGCGTCCGGCGGCGGAGTACGCCGACGTGCGCGACTGTACAGAGGCAATCAAGCCCCTGCACGAAAAGTACATCGGCGGCGGGACAGAGCCGTCCACAGGTATCATACCGCCAGGGCCGCTGAATCTGTCCGAAACAGAGGTAATTCAGCTCATCGAGCGCTCCAAACAGGCCGAGACGTTCAAGGCGCTCTACGCCGGGCAGTGGGACAAAATCTACACGTCGCAGTCGGAGGCCGACCTCGCGCTGTGCAACATGCTGGCATTCTGGTGCCGCTGCGACGAGGGCCTGATGGACAAAATCTTCCGCGCATCGGGCCTGATGCGGGAAAAGTGGGACCGGAAGCAGTCCGGGACGACCTACGGGAAAATCACGCTGCGAAAGGCGATCAAGGACTGCCCGCGTGTCTATGAGCCGGCGGCGAAATACCAGATTACAATCGGGCAGCCGGCCGCGAAACCTGCGCAGAAGAAACTCTACTCATTTGACGACACGGGCAATGCCGAGCGCCTGACTGATACCTTCGGCGACAGAATCCGGTACAGCTACGTCAACAAGTCCTGGCTATACTACGACGGCCGGCGCTGGGTGTTTGACATTACCGGCGCGATCAAGCGCATGGCGGACGAGATTGTGGAGGCCATGCGGGGCGACGAAAACTATTACGTCAAAAATGCGCCCGAAGACCAGGACAGCGACGCGGCGGCAAAGGCGTTTGAAAAGCATCTCAAGCTGAGCCGCTCCTCCCGCTCCAAGGAGGCGATGGTCAAGGAGTCCCAACATCGCGTCCCGATTACTCCCGACGAGCTGGACCGCCGCACCGATCTCCTCTGCACACCCAACGGCGTGCTAAATCTGCGTACTGGTGCGCTCGGTAAGCACGATCGCGGCCTGTATATAACCAAAATCACGCACTGCGAATATACCGACAAAATCGACCACCCGCTGTGGGATCAGTTTTTGATAGATATTTTCGACGGCGACACGGATCTGATCGACTTTATCCAAAAAGCTGTCGGGTACTCCCTGACCGGGAGCACGCGGGAGGACTGCGCGTTTTTCTGCTACGGCTCCGGGCGAAACGGCAAATCGACATTTCTGGAGACCATATCCGATGCCCTCGGGGACTACGCGACCAATATCCAGCCGGAAACGATCATGGTCAAGCCGGGCAACAACGGCCCCACAAGTGATCTCGCCAGACTCAAAGGCGCGCGGTTCGTCACCTGCCCGGAGCCAAACGACGGGGTGAGGCTCAACGAGGGCCTGCTCAAGCAGCTCACCGGCGGGGACCGGCTCACGGCGTCGCGGAAATTTGAGAATGAGTTTGAATTTATGCCGGAATTTAAGCTGTGGATGGCGACGAACCACAAGCCCGTGATCCGCGGCACCGACGTCGGCATCTGGTCCCGCATCCGCCTGATACCGTTCACCGTTCGCATCCCGGATGAAAAGATCGACCGGAATCTAAAACACAAGCTCCGTCAGGAGTTGCCGGGGATCCTCAAGTGGGCTGTCGACGGCTGCCTGCTATGGCAGAGAGGGGGACTCAAAATGCCCAAGGCGGTCGCATCTGCCACGGCGGAATATAAATCCGAGATGGACGTGATCAGCGCGTTTCTCGACGCGTGCTGCGTTCTTGATCCGAGAGGGAGGGAGAAGGCAAAAGATGTTTTCACGGCCTATGCAAAGTGGGCTAAGGAAAACAACGAGTACGAAATGACCTCAACAAAATTCGGGCGGGAGCTAAGCAAAAAATTTGAAAAGCGCCATGACATGGGTGGGTGGTATTACTTCGGCTTTTCTCTTACGGAACAATGCAAGCCCTATCAGGTCGTTTTTGGAGAGAAAACATGACGGGTTTGACGGGTTTGGCTCGTTTCCTTATCCCCCCCCCCTATATATACATATTTAACTCTATACGATGTATATAGAAAAACCCGTAAACCCGTCAAACCCGTCATAGAGCCGGCAGGCGGGAAAGGAGAAGAAAATGAAATCTGATGAAATTATCCGGGCGCTGCGGCTGTGCGCCGACAAGTCTGAAAATTGCGAAGAGTGCCGTTCCGGGCAATGCGACTGTCCTTTCGGTAAAACCATAATCGACTGCACCGAGCAGATGAACCGGGCCGCCGCGGATATGATTGAGGCGCTGGCAGGCGCGGTGCCGCTAGGAGAACAATCTACTCCGAACCAAAACCGAAGGAGGAAAAGAAATGACTGACAGTGAACTTTGCAGAAGCGTGATTGAGGATTTTTGGAACTGGGTGCAAAAGAATAAAGACGATGTGGCAATTGAATTTCACGAGCGGAAGAAACTTTATCTTTATGTCGCGTTTGACCGAGAAGCGCTTAACTCGTTCACGAGTGAATATCAAGCGTTTTGCGAAGAAGGAGGCTGTCCTTCCGAAATTCAAATGAACGGCATTTGCATCGACGCGGAAGAAATTCTCGGCGGGTATGGATTCACAATGCAAGACGTTTGGAATGCACGTCCGGCAGGAATTGAAAATGAACTCGGAAAAAACATCTGGTGAACGGAGGGATTTTGATGGATCAGAAATATCTTGCAGAAATCAAGGCCCGTGAGCAGGCGGCAACGCGGGGGCCGTGGGAGGTAAAAACCAACCGTCACCCCGAAACCACGAGAGAGGCGTGGGGATGGATTAAAGGGCCATGCGAAAACTGGTGCTGGACTGATAGGCGCAGTAGCAGCCGCCATGATGCCGAATTTATCGCCCACGCCCGCACCGACATTCCGGCTCTGCTTGCCGAGGTGGAAGGGCTGAACTGCGAACTGTCTCGTATTAGATCAAATGCCGCAGACGATAAAAAGATGCTGCAAAAATACAACGCCGCCAAAGATCAGCAGATCGCCAAGCTGAGGAAAGCGCTGCTTTTGATGGGCAACGATCTGGCCGACTGGATGGGGAACGGCACCGGCGAGTTTTGGGCAAGGGACTATACTCAGCAGGCGCAGGAGCAGGAGGGGAAATGAGCCTTGATATTGTCCCTGTTTCCCTTGCGGAAGCGAATGAGTTTGTTCTTGAGCATCACCGACACCACAAGCCGGTTGTTGGGCATAAATTTTCAATCGGTTGCACGGACGGTGAAAAAATCGTCGGCGTTGCCATTGTAGGTAGGCCAGTATCCCGTTATCTCGACGATGGATGGACGCTCGAAGTTACTCGCCTTTGTACAGACGGTACCCGGAATGCTTGCAGCATGCTCTATGCCGCCGCTTGGAGAGCAGCGCGGGCGATGGGCTACAAACGAGTTATCACATACATTTTAAAATCAGAAAACGGGGCAAGTGTCAAGGCCGCAGGATATAAATGTGTTGGTGAAGCTGGTGGACTGCGCTGGACCGGGAAACGCCGCCCAAGAGTCGATCTTTGCCCTGCGCAAATGAAATTGAAATTTGAAAGGACTGATTAACATGCCGAATGAAATGACTGCCGCAGAAGCGACGGAAATTATTGAGCGCGGAGACTGCGGAAAATGCAGATACGATGCAGAAGATACCGCCGTGCGTATACTCCGTGCCATCGCCGCAGGAGAGTATAAGCGGGTTGTACACGCACATATCGTAGGGCGCGGATGGGATTTGCACTGTTCAAATTGTGGAGCGTCAGCGGATATAGGCAACGATTA